CCATAGCAACAACCCAGAGGTCTATAACAACCTTGTCCGGCTAGCCAGAGACTTCCGGCGAAGGGCGCACAACTACAACCGAAAGATGTCCGTTTCAATGCTGTTTGAGGTGTTGAGGTGGAATTACTTCATTGAGGTTGATCAGGGTGAGGAGGAGTTTAAGCTATCCAATGACTTCCGCGCCCCATACGCTCGCCTGATCATGGCACAGGAGCCGGATTTATCAGATGCATTCAACACCAGAGCCTCAGTAGTCGATTAATATGAACCTAACAGACGCATTTAAAGCATGGTACAAGACCGAGGGCATCAGGACACCAGTCCCTGCCGGAGAGCATTTCCACGAATTCTACCAGAGGATCGCATACGAGGCAGGCTTTAGCGCGGCTATGCAATATTGCACGAGCGTCATTGACAAGGTTGAGAAGGAATTGAAACAGAAATGAACTATTACCAATTCCATGTGGGAGACTTCTCATCCCACACCAGTCACCTGTACCCGATGGAGGAGCTAGCATACCGCCGGATGCTAGACCAGTATTACCTTTCCGAGTCACCTCTTCCAGTTGACCCAGAGCGAGTAGCTCGGCTGATCGGCATGAGAGATCAAGTTGCTATGGTGGCAGAAATCCTATCTGAATTCTTTCTGAAATCAGATGCAGGTTGGACGAACAAAAGGGCCGATGAGGAGATTGCCAAGTATCAGGCGAAAGCATCGCGAGCGAATGCCGCAAACTCTGCTCGTTGGTCAGAGAAGAAGTCTAATACCGATCTGAAATCAGAACGAATTCAGCTCCCAACCAATAACCAAGAACCATTAACCAATAAGCCTTATATAAAAAGGCGGAAGGTCGCTGACGCTCCTTTGGTTTTTCCAAATTCCTTGAACGATGAGTCTTTCATCCAAGTCTGGAATGCCTACCTTGAGTACAGGAAGGCAGGCAAGATGAAGTCGCTTCAGCAAAAGAGTCAGCAACTGCTACTGACCCAGATGTCGGTCTGGGGAAAAGACAAGGCAATCGCCGCATTGAACACGACCATGTCCAACGGATGGACAGGAGTCTTTGAGCCTAAAGCCGCCGGAGCAATACAAACACAAACACCCAACAAATACTCAGGAATATTCTAGTCATGGAAACGATTTCAAAAAACTGCATAGATTGTGACAGCATCTTTGATGCCGAGAACCTCCTCTTCAATGGTCGCCCATTGTTCTCAAACTCGGTTTGCCCGACCTGCCTCGACAAGAGGATCGAAGAGTCGGATCGCAACCGCCAGCGGGAACTCCTAGAAGGTCGTAGGAATGCGTTTTGGGCCGAAGTGCCAAGATTGTACGCCGATACGGATAAAATGCGTTTAAACGGCATCCTCGTGCGAGCAATCGATACTTGGAAGTATGGGTCTACTGGACTTGGCATGATTGGAGAGTCGGGAGCAGGCAAAACAAGGGCGGCAGTCGAGATCCTGTTCAGGGAACACGAAGCCGGACACAGCATCTGTTACCTCAAGTCCACAAAGTTAACCCAGCACGCTCAAGACAGGTTCAATAACGATGACCTGATCAAGCACACTGCCGAGGTGAGATTGAGAAAATCGTACTCCTGCAAGCTACTGCTACTCGACGATCTCGGAAAGGGTCGCCTTCCGGCATCAGCAGAGGAACTACTCTATGACCTGATCGACGAGAGGTCTGAAAAGGGATTGCCAATCATTTGGACGAGCAATGCAACGGCTGACGAACTACATTCTATGCTGTCAAAGGACAGGGGACAGGCAATCATCAGAAGACTTATTGACTTCTCAACCATCGTAAGAATATGATCAACTGGCTAGCACTCGCAGTCTGTCTCATCAAGGGACACGCCTGCATCACCACATATACCACAGCAACACAAAAAACCCGCCGTATCGAATGTCTTCGGTGCGGTCAAACATGGAAATTATAAACAAACTAATCCAATGAGCGAACAAACTAGCTTCTGCACTCATCGTCCGTTACCAAAGCCGGAATTAACTAGAGAATCCTACGATGAAGACTGGAACTTAAAATCAGAACAGGACGCTTTACGCAACGAGGTCGCAAGGCTCCAAGGACTTCTAAAAGATACAACAGACACACCACGCACCGATGAAGAAATATGGACAACAGATTACCATCACGAGTTGTGCGATGTGGTTGATAAAGGGTTTGCCCAACAGCTTGAGATGGAACTCAAAGTATCTTTGGAAAACCAAGTAAAAGCACAAGCCGAGATCGAACGTCTCCGTGAGGAAATCGAAATCGAAAGCAAGCGAGTCACAGCGGGATGGGATGAAATCGCAAGGCTTCGTCAACTCTTAAAAGATCACGCAACATTTCTGCGGAAAAACGGATTCGACAGACAGGCTGATGATTTAATCCATTTCGTTCCAAAAGCTGAAATTGAGCAAACCTCATGAAACTACGATACCTGAACCCGCTGTATTGGTTTTTTCGGATCATGCAAAGCGTATCCAATCTTATGGATCTCGCAATGGAAGATGGAAGAAAATGAGACCTCGTATCATCCTCACAACTGAAAACAATCAACCTGCAAAACCAAAATGCGTACTCTGCAATAATCAGACAGACATCTACAGCGATAGTCTGCTCTGCGAGGCTTGTGACTCAACACAAAAAATTCAAGCACTCAAACAAAAAGACAATGAACATATATCCTGAACCAGATCCAGATGACATATGAATAAACTGACATTAATTTACGCAATCATACTGCAATTGTTAGCGTTTATTATTTTGATTTATACTAACAAAGTTATCCAGCACTTTAGAAATAAATGACCCTCGACATCAATACACCTCGCGGACAGGAATCAGTCGAAGAAGAAGCCGAGATGCTAAACATCATCAAGGCAAAGAACCCATCCTGTCAGTTCTTCCATACCCCAATCACAAAGGCATCACTCATCGATGGATTCATCACCCAAAACCAACAACTCATAGCAATCTACGAGTCCAAGTGCCGCAGGCATTCACTAGAAACATTCAAGAACCAGTTCAACAACGAATGGATGATCTCATCCCACAAACTCCTAGCAGGCGCACAACTATCAAAGATGCTGGAAGTGCCATTCGTAGGCTACCTGTACATCGTAAACCAAGTTGTCTTGTCAGCCAAGATAACCAACGATAAGGGAAGATTCACAATCCCAATCCGATTCGCAGAAAAGGTAACATCCGCCTCATGCAATGGAGGAATCATGAAAGACACCTGTGGGTTCATCAACCTCAAGGACATGAAAGTCATATCAGGCGAATGCCAATAAAAAGGATTTGCTGGCTCAAAAATAACCACTTAGGGGTATTAAAAGTCAAGAATATAATCAGTCTACAGAGAGAGATTTTATTATTTACTATTATTCCGTAATAATTACTCATAAGAGAAAGCCAACCGACCCTTTATGCCGATTCTAAAAAACCCTGAACATGAACGCTTCATTCGCCTGATCTCCCAAGGGTTATCGCAGGCAGAAGCACTACTTAAATGCCGCCCCAACATCAAGAAGGAGTCAGCGGGAGTGTTGGCCTGCCAAATCTACAACAGGCCGGAGGTGAAGGCTCGCCTTGCCGAGATCAAAGAATTGGTGGACTCCCAGTTCGCGATGCTGATCGGTGAGAAGCGTGATATGCTCCGGCGCATGGCCTTGGGAGAGGTTCCTACCAAGATCCAGAGGAAGAGCAATGGTCAGGTCGAGGCGACATTCGATAGGTTGGCGGCATTGCAGGCCGATGCGAAGCTAGGGGGCGAATACGCACCAGAGCAACACATCCTGACCACAGGCCCAACCTTGCGTCTAGAGTTCCACGGCGTAGGTAGGAACACGAACATGACTCCGGCACTAGAGGAGGAGTGGAAGAGACTCAATGAACCGCCGGAGGTACGCACCTATCAGGAGCCAGTGACCATAGAGGCCGAGATACAGAAGTACGAATTCATGGAGGTCGGAAGTGACAATCCTCCATCCTTGAAGACGCTAACAGAGATAATCGACGAAGTGTCAGAGACCTAATTCCATTATTTATGAGTGGTATTATCTGTAGTTATGGATAATCTCTCTGTATGTTCGACCCATACGAGATGTTTTTAGTAGTCCATTTCGCCACAGGACTACTGCTTATTGGTTTCTTAGTCTTCTGCTGGATCATCTTCAAAAAGACCCGCAAAGTAATAAAGAGAGGAATCAAAGCCAAAAGGCGCATGAAAGAGGCAGGGTTTTAATCATTTGACAACTTAGTTCACAATCGCTATAGGTCATTCACTATGGCAAATTTCAAAGCAGGCTACCTCTACGCTACCAAGGCCACACCAGTCCTCAAGTATGGAACCAACAAGGGGACTGTGGCGACCAACACTCAGTCGGCTAACGAACCGCAGGTTATCTGGGCTTGCAAGAGTGTCAGCAAGACATTCATTGTGTTCCTAGACCATGAGAACACTGTCAGGAGGCTCCGCAAGCGTGCAGACTCACTTGGCAACTTCGTGTATCCTTTTGGTCGCTTTGCTGGTGCGCCTGTACTGCGAGCCGAGTACACGATTGGCAAGGATACTAATAGCGGTCAGCAGTAATCCGCATGATCAAGGATCATTCACGGCATAGGATGACGGAGTCAAGGCTCCTGATTCGCAACCGAGCAATCCGCCGCTTCAGGGTCATTGCAGGCATCCAAACATATATTGATTACCTGCATGAAAACCTTCTGTTCTTCTCTCCTGAAGGGCGCATAAACTTTGGTCAGGGTGATGTGGCTGGCCTCACTCAGGTGGTGAATAACTACGCCGCCATGCTAAAACTTCCAAAGGTTTAGTAACTTTTCTTACTGCTCTTCGCCGGAGTCTTCACGACCGACCTCCCATAGATCGTCTTCTCCCTGATGCTGTCCGGCAGGGTCTGGACATAGATCCTCATCCTCAAAGCGTAGTCAGGGTTCATCAGGGTGATCAGGTGGGAAAACTCTTCACCTGCGGCGGCTAACTTGGTCGCCTCCTGATAAGTGTGGGACTGGAGTTGGTCGTATTGGTTGTACATCACGCTTGAACTATTTAGCAGAACCCATCACAACAGCAAATACATATGAACGACACAGGATACCGACTCACACCTCCACACTCACAGAAAGTCTACTACGGACACGCTCTACGAATTCGTAAGGAGGCAGATCGATCAGAGGATATGGGACTCATGTACGCCGCGCAGTACATTCTGCTCAACACGACGAAGAATTCGGTCGCCGTCAACGAGATCGACCTCAAAATGTCAGAGGACATTGTCCGGCAGTATGTCATGCACCTGCTCAATCACGACCAGTTTGAGGCGGCGGCTACCATCCTGTGGGGGCCGGATGTCTACGACTGGAGACCTCGGTCTTCGCGGGACACATGGAGGTGCTTGTTTGCCAGTGATAAGGTCATGGTTCAGGGAGCGGGTGCGATGGGTAAGTCATTCGGAGCGGCGGCATGGTTTTATATGGACTGGTGGCGCGACCCTGAGTACACCTGTATCAAGGTGATCTCACTCACCAAGGAACACGCAGAGAGGAACATCTTCGCAAACATCAAGACCTTCCATCGGACTGCGTTGGTAAAGCCGATCACCGATCAGGAGGAGAAGGCGACGAGCATTCAGGTGACCAACGACAGCAAACAGGGCATACACTTGGTCGCGATCCCCAAGGGCGAGAGTGGACATGGAACCCTGCGTGGATTCCATCCGATCCCCAGAGCAGGCAAGGAGCATCACAAGTGGGGTCGCTTGAGTCGCACCCATGTCGTACTAGACGAGGCAGAAGAAGTTCCAGTTGGAGTCTGGGAAGGTATCAACAACATCCTATCCACAGCGGATTCAGAGCAGTACAAGGGTCACATCAAGGTCTTTGGAGCCTCTAACCCGAAGGATCGAACCAGTGAATTTGCACAGCGATGTGAGCCGAAGGATGGTTGGGGGTCGGTAGACTGCGAGGATGACTTTGAGTGGGAGAGTAGGGAGGGTTACCATGTACTGCGACTGGATGCCGCACGATGTGAGAATGTGATCGAAAAGAGGATCGTGTACGCCGGACTCCAGACCTACCAAGGGTTCATGTCGTACATTTCAAGAGGCCGGACAGCGGAGGCGATGACGATGGCGCGAGGGTGGTTCCCAGAGGAGGGTCAGGCAATGGGCATCATAACTCCGGCGATGATGGACAATGCCATCGGTCAGGTGCGCTTTATTGGGCCTGTGGTGGCATTGGCGGCGTTTGACTTGGCACTGGAGGGTAATGACCAAGTGATGTGTAGCTACGGACGATTTGGGCTTTCTGATGGGTGGACGCCGCAGAGTGGTCAGTTCATTCCATTCAAGACGGCGCGAGTCGTGATGCAGTTGGATAGCCAGATTCCATTCCCAAAGAAGGCGACCTTGGAGCAGACGCAGGCGATCATCAAGTTTGCCAATGTGATGAAGATCACCCCGAATTGGTTGTGTGTTGATCGAACAGGCAACGGAGCGGGTATTCACGACTCGTTGTGTAGTCTTTTCGGTAGGGATGTAATGGGTGTGAACTACTCATGGGCGGCTACCGACACGCACATCCTCGGTGATGACTCTCAAAAGGCATCCGAGTTGTACAACGGAGTGGTGACCGAGTTGATCTTTGGGCTAGCGAAATATCTGGAATTTGAGTACCTCAAGATCAGTCCTAGCTTCCGAAACGAGACGCTGATCCGGCAGGCAACTGCTCGCAGGTACAAGCAGAAGGGCAAGGGTCTGGTCAGGGTCGAGAGCAAGGGCGAGTATTGCAAGCGGACTCGGAGCAAGTCGCCGGACGAACTGGATTCCCTGTCCATGCTGGTGTTTTTGATGCGTCAGCGGGGTGGAAATGTGGCGACGATGACCGAGACTAAGCCGGAAGGCAATGATCGTCAGAAGGAGTTGCAGAGCCTTGTTGACAAGATGGAGTTTGTTGATATGTCTGAGTAGCTATGAAGAAAACATATAAATGCCCTGCCTGCGGGGCTGAGTGCAAGCCACACGCCTGTAAAGCCTGCTACGAGCGAGCGAACGAGGTATGGAGGCGAATGGTGAAGAAGAAGTTATGATGGAGTTCCGTAACCCTATCCCTGTGAAGACCGAGTTGGGCGAAGGCATGGCGATCTATGTCGTCAACAGCGGAACCTTTGCCAATGACATTTGGACGATTGTGCTAAACGATGGAACAATCCGGCACTTCAGGACAGATCAGATCACGATGGAAAAGAATTCAACTTGGGGAATCAGGAATAAGCCTGCGCTCTAATTTCATTGTATAATTTTTAGACTATACCCTTTGGTGTAATGGTAGCACAACAGACTTTGACTCTGTTTGTCATGGTTCAAGTCCATGAGGGGTAGCCAATCGCACACGGAATCGAACACGAATTGAACACGAATTGAACACGAATTGAACACTTGTTCAATTGCTTCACATTTATAGGGAGTTTGGGGGGTTTACAAAGACTTGACACTTGTTGAGAAGTGCAATTCCAAAGGGGCATCAAAGGGGCATAAGGGGCTATACCAGTTATCAGAGTAATCTGTTAAAAAAACTGCTACATATTTTTAACACCTACCACTCAAAAGTAATATTTAATGCTTATTACACAGGAGTAATGTAGTGATCATTCTTTATGTAGTAGATCGCAGACATCTTTGAAATGTTGATGATCGTAGATACCTGATTATTCACCGCATTATACCTGATTGGAATCGTCCAACTACTAATTGTAAATGTTTTAGTAGTTGATTACCTATATGTTCAAAGATCCTTGTTTTTTGAACATGAGCCTATGAATATGCATACCAAATCAACATTTGCTTTACATACTACATATTGTATAGAGTGCGCCTCATGGAAATCAAAACATCGCAACAGATTGAGCAGATCCCTCTAAAAAAGCTAATACCATACGCTCGGAATAGCCGGACGCACAGCGACATTCAGGTGAGCCAGATCGCCGCTAGCATCAGGGAGTTTGGATTTACCAACCCTGTACTCATCACTGAGAACTACGACATCCTTGCGGGTCATGGGCGAGTCCTCGCCGCAAAGAAGCTGGGATTGGATGATGTGCCATGCATCAAGGTGGACTACCTCAACGAGTTTCAGCGCAGAGCCTACATCATTGCCGACAACCAACTGGCACTTAACTCAGGGTGGGATTTCGATATGCTTTCGGTTGAGATTGACGAACTAAACGATGTGAAGTTCGATGTGTCCCTGCTCGCGTTTACCAACGAACAACTTGCGGAAATGATCGGATCTCCAGAAGAACCAGTCGATAATGGACTGAAAGCGGATGAAAAAGACAGAGAAACCTGCATTTGTCCCAAGTGCAACTTTGAATTTGTGAAGTAGTTATTACTTGCTCTTGGTAAATAAATAACATATGACAACCTAATGGCAAAACCGATTATCGGGATGGTTCCGCCATCTGGTTGGCACTACATTGATGGTGATGTGCGGCTAGATGGTCACAGCTACGACAACCTGAAGAGTGTTGTTGAGAACTATCGTGCAGAGAACGGACTGCCTGCCGGAGATGTTGAAGGCGACATCAATTCATTTATCTGCTCAAACTGGCCTACATTCTGTCATGGGGTAGACATGGTGGCGATCACTAGCGTCAACCCACAGACCGCAACTACGGAGTTGCTGAATGACATTCAGACTTGGGCTAAAAACATCCTGAACAGCAACCACCAGCACCTTCTTGTGACCGATGAACTTGCGGAGGCAAGGGCGAAGATTTGCAGGGATTGTCCAAGGAATGTGAACTGGCGAGGCGGGTGCAGTTCATGCATCTCCACTACAGAGAGGATGACAGCAAGTGTCCGGCAGGGGCGTGACACAGCATCCAGTGCGGTGCTTGGAGGTTGTAATTCAATGCGTCACGACAACAGGACGGCGATTTTCTTTGACAGATCCGAGCTACATAAGTCAACTGACCTGCCTGCTAACTGCTGGATAAACATCTAATTATGGCTAATTTAAAACCTCTACCTCCCAAAATCACCGATGCATTTGCAAACAAAAGCGCGAGAATTGCTGACGCACACGATAAACCACGCATACTTAACCTCGATGTGGTTGACCCAGATATTGGCAACCTTGACACAGTAGATCCAGATACTCTTCAGGTACGCCGGACATTCAAGGACGCTACTCAGGCTCATAGTGCCTACAGGCGGCTGAAGCAACAGAATGTCGAGAGGAATAAGAAGAACCAACTCATCCAGAAGAAGCTCAATAATGAACCTCCATACAACGCTAAGAAGCTAGAGAGCATGGGTCAAAGCTGGAGGTCTAACAGGCCGACAGGATTCATCAGCACGATGGTCAGTCGTATCCAACCTCCGTTCCGGCAGGTCGTAGAGACGGCGGCTACCCTGACATTTGCAGAATATCCAATTGAGAGCATTGATGCCGAAAACAAGACCAAGGTGTTCCGCGAGGAGGTCACCAAGTGCATCCGAGGATGGAAAGGGTTTGACGATTTGGTGGCGCAAGTTGTCCATGAGAACACGACTTTCGGATTCTGCGGTATGTGCTGGGACGATCTGCGCGACTGGAAGCCGGAATTCCTTCGTCAGGATTACACCTTCTTCTCCATTGAGACTCCCCAACAAACTGACCAGACACCGATCTGGGCGCGAAAGAGACGCTATCAGATCGCTGAGTTGCTACCTGTGTTGGAAGACCCAGAACTTTCTGCGTCTGCGGGGTGGCATATCAACCACTTGGTGCAGAGCATCAACAACGCAATTCCTGCGGGTAGGACGCTTGATGCCGACGATGACGCTCGCAGATATGAGGATTGGATCAGGGAAGGAAGCTACGGAGCTAGCTACGAGAACGACGCAAAGTATGTTGAGCTTGGAGAGATCCTAGTTCGTGAACCTCACGGCAAGATCAGTCGTTACCTTTTTGATGACAAGAGTGGCCTTGAAATCTGCACGCAGGTAGATCGGTACAACAAGATGTCCGAGTGCCTTGCCCTGTTCAGTGTAGAGATCGGTTCCGGCAACCTCATGTCTAGCCGAGGTGCTGGTCGAGACCTGTACAACACCCATGTTGCGGTCGAGAAGGCTCGCAACCTCGCAGTTGATGATGCATATCTCAAGGGCTTGCTACTCCTGAAGAAGGGGCCAAATGCCAAGACTGGAATCCCTCCTCTGTCGGTCATGCACCCTGTAGCACAGGTGGCAGAAGGGTTTGACATCATCCCGCAAAGTTTCCCCGCTGATGTTGACAACTTTTTGAAGCTGGATCAGTTCATCGCTGGTCTAGCCGAGATCCAAGTAGGCACATTCTTGCCTTCTACTCCTGCCGATAACTCTGGTCAGAAGAAGACGGCATCCGAGGTCAACCGAACTGCCGCAATTGAAAACCAACTTCGTGAGGGAATCCTGATGCGTTTCTCCCGCCAGTTCAGTCAGGCAGTCGAGCGTATGCAACGAGGTATCTGCCACCCTGAACATATCAAGGCGGCGGCAGATCTTAAGGGAATGCTGGATGCTGTGAGACAGGTTGAACCTAATGCTGTATGGGCTAGGAGGGAGGTCGTTGACGCATTTGATCGTTCCATGATGGAGATGCCAAAGTTCCTTGTTCCGTTTGATGTTCCCGAACATCTGGACGAGGACGCAATCCACGCTTGCCTGAACATGATGGAACGCAATCTGCCTCCATCGGACATCCTTCTCATTGCATACTCACCTGCAAGCCAACTGCTACAGGACACAACCCCACAAGACAATGTTGTGCTGGACTCACTGATCCAACGCTACATGGGCAACCCGAATGTCAATCAGGACGAATTGCTGAAGTTGGATTGGAGTCGTAAGTTGGGAGAGAATGTCGCAAACGCTGTCATCCTTCCGAAGGATCAGGTTGAGGCACTTGCCATTGAGGCCACTCGTCAGCAGATCGTTGAGCTTCAATCAATCATCGCAGGTCAGGAGATCCCAGTGTCTCCGAGGGACAACGACATCGTCCACCTTGATACGATGATGCAGAAGTTGATGCCTGTCATTTCTCAAATGCCTGCCGGAGGTTTGACCCCAGAGGGATCGGTTCCGCTTGCAAGGGCGATGCAACACTTTGCGGGTCATGTTGAGGCGGCACAGGCAAAGGGCGCACCGAAGCAAGCCATAGCCAAGTACAAGCAGGCATTGAACGAGGCACATAAGCATCTGACTGCCGGACATGGCACACCACCACCTCCTGAAATCGCACCTGCCGCCGCTCATCATGGCGGAGGGCAACGACCAACCAGTGTCGCAAAGGAGTCGATGCTACAGAAGCAATATCAGTCAAAGACACCCGATCAGAGTGGATCGGTTGAAAGTATAGCCAACCCACCAAGACCGCCAACAGCGGCATAATCTCAACACCAAACCAACTAAAACTATGGGCGGATCTAACCCAACACAACAACCATCAGGCACAACCATTGAAAGCACAATTCCTCGTAAGGAAGTTGAGCCGAAAATGATGATGATGGAGAAGAGAGTAGAAAAAAAGTTTGAACCTCTTCCTAAAATGGAAAACAAATCAACCATGACTCCAGCAGAGCAGGAGGCGGCTGAGTACGAGCGGGTAACTAAGCAGGGGATGAGTGGAGAATCTGATCAGTCTCCTGAACACCTTGCAAGGCAACTTAAAAGCCTTGGTTCCGACATAAATTCCCACATTATAAACCCTGCAATGCAAGGGTTAGCAAAAATGATCAGTGGAAGTCAGAATGGTCTCGGAAGAGATGCATCACAGGGTGCGTTTAAGGGGACTTCGCAGACAAAGGCTTCAATGAGCGACATTACTGAAGGGTTGAAATAATTATGGGAGGAACTAATCCAAATATTCAAGCTACTCATGTTCAATCTGGAAAACCAGATTTCATGGATTATGTGCGCGAATCTCAAAATGCGGTTAGCAACAATAGAAACAAGCAGATAGATGATGCATATTCTGCCACACGCGAGTTTGAAGAGCCAAAGCAAACAGCATTTGCTGGAACAGCAAAAAGCAATTTCAATACAGGGTTAACACCATCGCAAGAAGTCGCGTATCAAGCGTATCGTGCAAACCTTGGGCCTCAGGGGACTGATAACGCATACGATCTGCGAGGATATTGGTTGAGTAACGAATATATGCAGGGCGATGGTTCTCACCAGCAGGGAGCGCATTTTACGGATTACTGGAAGAAGCCAAATCACGAAACATTCTCGACAGGATCTAGGTATTCCACGCCGGAACACATGGGAGGACAATGGAATCCTAATGTTAAAGGGTGGACTTACGAGCCTTCACAATGGATGGAAAAAGACCAAGCAAGAATGGACGCTCTTCAAAAATACATGGCTGGAGAAGAAGGAAAAACAACTTTGATTAGACGAGCAACACAATAAATAACTATTGACATATTAACACAATAGTCAGAAAACCTATGCGTCATCTGACACAACAAATAAATTATGAAATGGGAAACATCTGATTCTGCACGCTTTCGGGACTACAACGCTAAAACTGGCGGCAAGTTAATTGACTACTTGCAATCCATAATTCCCATCACTACTGGAAAGACGATTGAACAAGTCGCACTTGAAGCTAAGTACAAAGAGGGGGCAGAGTTCATTGTAAGCCAACTAAAAGACATACTTTCAGACGAAAACAAACAGGATGATGCTTCGTCGGCATCGTTCACCTCCATGTGAGGTCATAAATTATGGAAGAAAACGACAACCTAGTACCCGAAATAACTGCGGCTAACCCCGATGGGGGCGCAGAAAACCTCAACGCCGACCCTATCAGTCCGGCGACACATGAATCAATCGATTCGCTACTTGACGAAGCGGAGAGAGAGACTGGAGGAACTCCAGAAATTGAACCCGAACCAACCCACACACCCAATGATCAAACACTTGATGACATTACTTCGCCTGATTCCGGCGAGGTTGAGAGTCCTGTCGGTCAAACTCCTGTTCCAGAGCCTGTTGTCACCCCATCAGAACCTGCAAGACCAGAGGTTGAGATCGACCCAGAAATTCTCGCCATCGAACAGCCGCGCAACCTCTCCGAGAAGAATCAAAGCAATTGGAAAAAACTTCAAGAGACAGCTTCCCTGTACAAAAGGCAGGCGGCTGAAGCGGAAACCCTACGGCAACGCCTAGCAGAGGCCGAACAGCGTCCGGCACAGACTCCCGAAGACTACGAGGAGCTAAAGAAGTTCCGGCAAATCTTTGACATCAAGAACGACCCTGAGTTCCAGAGTAAGTACACCCAGCCGATCAACTCCGCAAAGGATAATATTTACGCAATCATGCGTAAAAATGGCGCAAGCGACGATGTGATTGACAGCATTGAGAAGGCGGGTGGGCCTGACAAGATCGATGACAGGTGGTGGCAACAGAATGCCCTATCCAAACTTGGGTTGACCGACGCTGAAAAGCTCAAGCGAAACCTGATCGATGTTGCCGATCTTAGGGAGAAGCAAGAGAAGGAAATTTCATATGCCGCTGAGAACGCAGAGCAGATCCTTGAACAACGGCAGAACCAGTCCAAGGAGTGGTACGAGACCGAGACCTCAAACATCCGCAACCATGTCGAGGAACTGACCAAGGAAATCCCTTGGGCTAGGTATCAGCAGGCTCCTGAAAACGCTACCCCAGAGCAGATCGAAAAGATCCAGAGGCACAATCAGGTAGTGCAAAGTCTGGAGACCAAGTTTAATAGCGCGCTATGGCCTCAGAATGCCACAGAACGATCTTCTGTTGCCGCCGCCGCAGTCTACAGCCATGTGCTGACAAACCAACTACAAATCGAACAGAACGCAAAAGCGGCACTTGAGGCGCAGGTGAAGAAATTGTCTGATGAGAACAGCAAGTTGAAAGCCTCCGGCAGGATGCCCAAACAAAGTGTAAACACGCCCTCTACGAGCAAGAGTAACGATCTGAATTCACGCATCAAGATGAACGCATCCGATGCAATCGATCTCGGACTTGATGAAGCAGGTGCGTAACATAATAGCGTCGGCTATCATTTATATGGCAACCAAGATTTCCAAACTAGAAGAGATCACGATCAACGCACTTGATTCGTCTAACCCATTCAACACCCCAGTCCCTCAACCGAAGAGATTGGATGGAAAACCAGTCCCTCCAGTTGTTCCAATTGTGGCGAATACGCCAGAATTAAAACCAGAGCCAGAAAAACCAGTAGAATCCCAAAAACCTGAAGTTGATGATGTTCTTGGGGATGTCCCGAAAGTATTTGAAGACCTTGAAAAGCCGATTGTTCAGAACCCGATTATTGAGTCACGATCACAGGAGGGACTTCCTTCGTATCGCTGTGAGTTCGCTGGTCGCGACATCTTTGTTGGTTGGCCTTGGTACAAGTCTAGCAATCCTGTCACTGCCGCCGTCAATGTGGCACTTGCATTAGACTTTGGTCGAGACAAGATCCGCTTTGATATGTCAATCGGGGATGCAAAGATTGAACACTCACGCAACCGACTTGCTCATAAGTTCCTTGAGACAGATGCCAAGTGGATGCTCATGATGGACGATGACATCATCCCATGCATTGGAAGACCTGCATGGTTCAGGTACTGGGTGCAAGGAGCAAGGAACATTGGCGATCTTCCGCTTCAGCGTCATGTGCTTCATAGGCTAATCGGAGCAGGTAAGAATCTAGTCGGTGCGGCTTACTTTGGAAGGCAAGAAGGAGGTGCGATCATGTGTGCCGATAACTCTCTGGCTCCGAGGGCAAAAGCCTACGAGGATGCCATCGTTCCAGTCGATTGGGTAGGAACAGGTTGTATGCTGATCCACCGAAAAGTATTTAACGACATTAAGGAAAAGTTTGGAGACACGCTGAAGATCGATGTTCCTGACTACGACTACGACTACTTCCGCCCATTCGACAGCGCAAGGGGCGAGGATGTTTCATTCTGCCTGCGAGCAAAGGATGCCGGACACCAACCCCATGTGGATCTTGGGCTTCCAGTCTTCCATGTCGGATACAAGACATATTGAGATGAAAAAAATCTACTCATACTACCAGAGCATCCCGCTTTCCAACCAGCAGGAGGAATTCGCTTGTGCCAACTGGTGGAAGCATAGTTGGTCAGCACAGGGTTGGGAGCCTGTCATGCTCAACAGAAGTCACGCTCAAGCGAGTCCGTACTACAACAAGCTCCAGCAAAAACTTATGCAGACAGCGATGGGATTGCCTCCTGAGATCACCTCACGATTTGACTGGGTGGTTGCTAGGTATGTGCGTTGGTGTGCCTTACACGCCGCCGGAGGTGGGTGGATGAGCGACTACGATGTCTACAACAAAGGTTTTAGCACACAGATGGCGGATGGGTGTGAGGATGACACTACGCTACGGATCAATGCTGGCAGTCCGGCGTACATCTTTTATGCAACTCCT